GCAAGGGTAGCGTCTTCAATAGATGATAATTTTAACAACTTATATGGTTCTGTTACATAATCTATTGTTATTTTGGAATGGTCTTTATCAGACTTCCATTCATTTATTGAGAATCGCCCTTTATAGTAATAGTTTGGATCGTCTTCCAATATTGCATTCATGACTCTACCATGTATGTAATCCATTATATCAGAATATGTATTTTGCCATTCTTTAAAATCATTCAATACAATAAATTCAAGCGATCCTTCTCTATTATTATATACTGGATAACCCGTTAACGTCTCAGAAAGATCAAGTGTACCATCGCTTCCTGGTATATCCATAAGTGTTATTTTTTGTTTAGGAGGATTAAATAATGGTCTTGATGATGGAACTAAATGCCAATCGTCGAATGTGTTTTTATTTCCAAAAGTAATTGAATGGTATGCCATTAATTATTCCTCCCTTTTAATGTTGATATTTGACCTAATGCTGCATCTACTTCTGTTATAATGGAACCTACTACGGCACCAGTATCCATTACAATTTGTTGCTTACTCATTACGTCTTTTAAATCACTCATAAGATCTGATAATTTAGTTACTGCAGTAACAACTCTTTGTTCGTTTGTAGTGTTTGCTCTTATTATTGCTTCTGCAACGGTTTCTGCATTATTATTAGATGCACTGTTTGCTACTTCTACTCCAGTAAGAACTGCTTGTTGATTGCTTAGCATACTGTTTATTTGCCCGGCTCCATTTTGAATATTTGTTAAATCTAATACTGGACGAACAGTTGGGTCAATAGCGACATTACCACTTAATATATCTGATACACCAGATAATGCGCCAGACATTGAATCTAATGCTGATTCACCAACTCCTTTTGCAGCTCTATCTACTAATGAAGAGTACTTTGACATACCACCGCCAAGACCTTTATCTAAGTACATACCCATATCAGTAGTCTCTGTAGATGGCGAATGTATTCCAAATATATTTTTAAATCCATTAAGTACACTATTACCAATGCTACTAACAGTATCTCCTATTGCAGCAACACCATTCTTAAGTCCGTTAATTAAACCTCGCATTAAGTTTTTTCCTACATCAACAAATCCATCAAACCCAGCTGTTAATACTTTAAAACCAGCTTCTAGTATTGCAGACATAAGATTACTAACTGCGGCTATCATTTCATCTGTATTATTTCTAATACCATCTGCTAAACCATTTATAAAACTTATCATTAATTTTACACCAGCATCAACAATTTCACCAAGCATACTAGTAATACCTTTTATAAAGTTAATCATTATTTCAATACCTTTTTGTACTATTGCTTCTATACAACTAGCAATACCATCAAGTAATGCCATTATTATATCTATACCAGCTTGGATGAATCTAGGTAAATATTTTACAACAGTTTCTAATATAGTTGCCAATAATGATAATACTGTATTTACTATTTGTGGTATTGTATCATTTAATGCCTGTAAGAATGCTAATATTACTGATACTGCAACTGATGCTATAGCTGGTGCTCCATTGCCTATTGCCACTGCAAATGCTACAAGACCAACACCTATTTGAGTAATTATTAATGGTATTAACGAAGCGATACCTGTCAAAATTATTGTAAACCCAGCAACTAATTCTGCTGCACTTATTGATAATGCTGCTGCAAATATTGGAATTGCAACTGACAATACAGTTATTGCTCCTGCTAACATCATCATTCCAGCTCCTGTGGCTAATACAGCAACTCCTATAAGTATTACTACTCCAGCTAATGCTAATAATACTGGTGTAAGTGGTCCTAATAATAATCCGGCAACTCCAATTACAGCAAATGTTCCAGCCAACATAGTTAATCCTTGAGCAATTGATTCCCAGGACATACTACCTAATGCCAATAATACAGGACAAAGAATTGCTAATGCTCCAGCAACAGTTATCAATGCTACAGCACCGGGTATTGCACCCGTCATAAATTGCATAGCTACTGCTATTATAGTTAATGCCCCAGCAAGTACTACTAATCCTTTTGCTATCTCTTCCCAAGACATATTGCCCATTGTTCCCAATGCTTCTGATAATATTACCAATGATGTGGCAACAACCACTAATCCAGCACCTATTAATATTGTACTTTTTGGAAGTGCTTTTAATGCTACCGCTATTATGGCTAAACTAGCACCCATGGTAAGTAATCCTTTACCTATTTCTTCAAGTGACATGTTTCCCATAATACCAATTGCTTGTGCTAATATTAACATGGCTCCTGCTATTATAGTTAACGCTACTGCTGTTGATATTACTTTACTAGCATTTCCAGTTAGATTTGTAAATAGTGATATTTCAGTTAATGCGATACCTACTGCGCCCAAACCTTTTACCAAGTTGCCATTATCTATTTCACTAAATTTCTTTACTGCATCGGCCAATACTGAGATACCCGCAGCTAATGCTAATATTCCTAAACCTTTAGATACGCCCATACCATCAAAATCGGTGGTTTTCATAAATAAACTAAGTTCGGTTAATAATACTCCAACACTAACCAACCCTTTTGTTAATTGTTCAATACTCATATCAGCAAATACTTTTACTGCCGTAGCTAGTATTTTTATTGCCTCTGCAAATAATATTACACCAATAGAACCTTTTACCATTGATGATTGATTTTTTGATAATATAAGTGATGTAACAACTAATTCCGCCATTAATACGCCCACACCAACTAGTCCTTTTGCTATGCCATCCCAATCTAATTCTGCTATTTTTGACATTGCAGATGCTAGAATAAGTACTGCTGTAGATAATAAAATCATACCAGTAGCTACTTTTGTAATTGATCCTGCCCCACCTTTTGAAAACTTCTCGAAAGCAAGCATTGCCGCAAATAATTCTGTGAATAATACGGTTATTGCTAGTAATGCACTATTTAATCTTTCTGGATCTATCATAGCCAACACCATAAGAGATGCTGCTAATATACCAATTGCTATAGCAATTTTAAGTAATACGCCTGCTTTTAATGATGCTTGGAATGCTTCTAATGATCCTTTAACACCATCTAGAATACCAGTGAACCCACTAACAGGACCAGATAAACTATCTACAAATTTCTTAATACCAAGTAATATTGCAGCAAATATTCCACCATTAAGCACATCAAATCCTTTTTCTAAATCACCTGCTTGGAATGCTCCGGCTATTGCTTTTCCTATTTCACCACCAGCTTTAACTATCCAAGAAGCTATTTTTACCATGACAGTACCTATTGATAATAGAACACTTATAAATCCAGACGCTGCATCACCACTTTTTATGCCCGCTATAAAACCATCAAAACATTTTGATATTGCTTCTCTTGCCGTATCTAGTGCATCAGTTAATGGTTTTAATTTAGCTTTTAATTCATCAAGAGAATCTGAAAATTTACTCATTTTTGTTTTGTTTGCATCTATTGCGTTTGAAAATCCACCAGTTAATATATCCGACATATTTTTAATTGCGTTTTTAAAGAATTCTGTTCTATTTGCGGCATTATCTAATCCAACAAAGAATTCACCAATTGCGCTTGTTACTTTTAATATGCCACCACCGGCAGTACCGAAAGAGGAACCCAATGGAAGTATGGCAGTAACTACAGCAGTTATTGCTTGCTTTGCCATATCTAATATTGCAAACAATCCTTTAAAAGTATTCTTAAGTTGAAGTGCTGTGTCATCTCCTATTTTGAATTTTGCAGTTAAGTCAGCAAGACTCTTAGTAAAGTCTGCTAATTGTTTTCCTGTTGTTGCTGGAAATATTTCTCTAAATGCTTCTTTAACTGGTTTGGCTATTGAAAGCAAACCTTGGAATGCATTTGATACTGCTTGAATTGCAGAGTCTCGACCACCAAGATCTTTCCAGTCTTGTAGCATGCTATTTCTAGCATCAGCACTAGCAGACAAATATCCACTTAATACATTATTAACATTTGTTAATAGGGATGCTGCTTCGTCAAAGTTACCAATTAATATTTCCCAAGTTTTGCCCCAGCCTGATTGTGCGGATTCTTTAAGAGTATCCAATAATTGTGAGAATGTTTTTACTTGAGTTGCCGCTTTTAACATTGATTCATCGGATGCAAATTTGCTTAATGTGGCACTCAATACGTCTGCAGTAAGCCATCCTTTTTCTAAAGAATCTCTAAACGATATGGATTCATCAACATTTTTACCCATAGCTTTGGCTGTTGTCTTTAATGCATTTTGGAATAGTTGTCCACCCATACCAGCGTTTACTACTGAATTCCAATCCATTAATTTTACTGTTCCAGATGCCATTGCTTGCGATAGTTGATACATTGCCGTACTTGCTTGTTCTGAGTTTGATCCTGAAGCAGCTGCAAGATTTGCTATACCTTTTATGTCGGCTGCAGATTCTTTAAGTCCTATTCCTGCGGCAGTAAATGTTCCTATGTTTCTTGTCATTTCTGAAAAGTTATAAATAGTTTGATCTGAGTATGTATTTAAATCATCAAGAATATCAACAACTTCTGACATTGAATTCTTACCACCAGTATTTGACATTATTACCTGAATGGAATTTATCTTTTTCTCATATTCGTCAAGACCTGTTTTTACAGGATCTATAGTAAATGCTGACATAAATTGCTTACCCATTGCAAGAGCAGAGTTTGTTATATTTTGAATTGCTGTGATACCAATAATACCCAATGTAGAGAATTTATTTTGGATATTCTCAACACCAGCTGCAATTCCTTCTAATGAAAATGATTGTGCTACCTTATCAAGATTAGTTAAATTTTTTGCAGACTCAGATAAGTTTAAACCTTGCTTTAAATTATCTAATGACTTTACACTTGTTTGAACATTATTTTCAAACTGTTTATTATCAAATTGCATCTGTACTATTCGTTGATCAATTGAACTCATAAAGCACGTATCTCCTTCCATACAGATTCTGCTATTTTATCAAGTATTGGGCGTAATGTTGGATTAATAAAATCTCTACCTTGAACATATCCTCCATTTTTTGTTGCGTGACCATATTCCAATAATATTACTATTGGTACTCCATTGTTTACATTTGAGTTATACCATGATATGCTTGCATAACCTTTTATATTCGTAACTGAATACGACCATTTACTAGCAGTATTTCCACTATCAATAGGAGTAGCCATTGCAAGTGCCGATACACCTTCTTGCCCATATTTATTTAAACTATGTAAATAATCTGCTTTTAATGCACTAGTTAAAAACTTCTCTGTTTTAGAAAAGTTTCCAGTCTGTTTAAATGATATCATATGATGACACTCCTTTCATTATCCTTTAGTGTTTGCTGCGTTTTTACGTTGCTCATTTAATGATCTATTTCGATCAATTAATTCTTGTCTACTCATTTTTTTAGGTGGGTTAGTCTTAACGTTGCACACTCTAATTAATGTTAGCAATCTATTTAGATGCCAGGTATGACAATCATATGCAATGTTAAAAGCAGTCATCCAATAATATATCAACTCCGATGTAATAATTTCTTTGCTAGGGGGACCATCCTGCTTTGCAAACCATGTTGCCGTCATAGGTAAATTTATGTATCTATTTACCTGGTCAATTACATCTGATGATAAGCATATGTATATTATTGGATCGACGTTTTTTGTAATTGTCATGCATCGTATATAATCTAATGTTTCTTCATCATTTTTTTTAGTTCCAAGAAACGGCTTACACCATCTGGATTCCCATTTTGAAATTGATACTAATGAATGTTCTAACGTTAATTGTGTTTCTTTTGTGTTGTG